ACACAAAGAAGCCCATATCATGAATGAAATATTACAGAATCAACCTGTGAGCCAAGATCTGTATTTCTGTAGAGCAGTAAATCATTATGATGATGAAATCTTTGGACTAGCAATTCTTGACTTCACCATAAGGGAGGATTATGGATCTATTGTTGTGGACCTTGATTTGGAAGGAAGAGATGAATGGAGCACCATAGGGTCAACTGTAAAAGATCAAATGAGATTAAATCCTCAGAGTCTTCCTAATTTTGTTCATGATTTCACATTTGGCCATCTGGCCAGCAGCACTGATAGTCCATTCATAAGCCTTTTCCCTGCAATAGGTGATGGATTTGACCATCTAACACCTGACGTGATGATCAGGATGCCCTCAGGTCGTACTCATGTGATTGAATTCACAACGTTCAGAGGAACATCCCAAGGAGCGCAACAGGCTGCTCTGTTAAAGATAGGAAAGTATGAATCTGCCTGTGAGAGAAGAAGCAGGGTGAGTCCTGTGACTTTTTCAGTTATATCAGTTCACAGATATGGGGTGTGGACCAATCTCGATCTAGGAGAAGAGCAAGTTAATGAACTTGTTTACAGATTCAGATTAGCAGTGAGTATATTTGAGGAAATGAAAGTGATGTTCCCAGAACTTTCCCTGGTGGATGAAGAATTAAATAAGACTGAGAGGGAGGTCCTAGGTGTTGTTTCAACAATAAAGATGGATTGGGAGAAAACAGAAAAGACATTCCCTCATTTCAAAAGAAGGATGTTTGATAACTTCAAACAGACAGATCCAGACCTTGACTATATATCATCAGTAATATCAAAGTGTGTGAATGAGTCTGAAGAGTCAATTCTAAAGGAAAATCATTTTGAACTTCAGAGCCTGCAGCTTAGGCTAAAGGAGAATAGTAGACAATGTGAGAAGGTCATAAATGATTTTGTGAGAGATATGTCGTCTGGTGAATTGAGGGATGTGAATGACCCTAAATCAACCATACAGATACCACCTTGGGTCACAATTGAGGGTCCTGAAGGTAAAGATTTGGTTCCTTTAAAGACATTGGAAGTCACTGGAGACCACCCCATGCAGAGGATCTGGTCAAAGGTGTGTAATTCAGCATCACTGGAGCTGATAGACAGGATGGTAGATGATCCTGAGTCTGAATTACAACATGCAATCTCAGGAACCAGAGATAGGGCAGATGAGAGGAGCAGATACCACAGAGTTGTGGTTGAACTGGACAGTGCAGAACTGGAGTATGCAGCAACACTTGGAGTGGGAGGAAAGAAGTTTAGAGATCATCATACCTCAAGAGAAGCAAGAACTCGCAGCAAAAGAGGATTTTCTCTAGACCACAACATAAAGTCGCTAGAAAGGTTTATATCCGGGTGTACTCAGGGGCTATTAGAAGAGGGTGATTATTACAGACCCCTTCTGGAAGATATGCCTCTGAGGATAGAAGCTCAGAGGATCCACCAGCCATCACATACAAGAAACAATGGTGAAAATGAATTCCTTAGGAATCATAGATTATTTATGGAAACACCTCTAGGTTCTTGGTCCCAAATGGTCAGCCTTATTGGTTCTGAACTATCAGCATCTGTGAAGCAGCATGTTAAACAAAAGAGTTTTATTGTGAAAAGACTGCTAGGCTCAGGAATATATCTGCTGATAAAACCCACCAATTCAAAGAGTCATATATTTGTCTCCTATGCTCTTGACAAACTCTATTGGTCTCATGACTTATCAGATGGGACTGAATTTAAGAGGTATCTGGATAGCGGGGACTTATTTATAACCGAGTTTACTTCTTACAAATTGAGCAAGCTGACTAACCTGTGCAAGTGCTGCTCGTTATTAGAGAGTTCTCTCAGTTTCTGGACGGAAGCATATCATGAGAAACCTTGGCTAAGTGTTGATGTGATTAGAAGTGGTAACCAGTCGGAAATCTTGACAATGACAAAGCTATCATTATTGACTTTACTGGAGGACAAGGCGAGGACTGAAGAGTTACAAACATTGCTTAGATATGTTGTTATGGAAGGGTTTGTGTCTCAACCTGAATTACCCAGACCGCAAAAGATGATTTCTAAGCTGCCTAAGGTCCTTAGGACTGAGCTGCAGGTTTTGCTCATCCACAGGGTGCTGACCTCTATAGGTAGAATTGCAGCAAGTCCATTTAGATTGAAGAAATCTGATGGTTCAATAAGCTGGTCAGGACTGTTCAATCCACTGTCTGGATCTAAACTGCTTGATTTGCAACCTCTTATAAGTTGTTGCTATAATGGCTACTTCAAGAATAAGGAAGAAGAAACTGAACCCTCTGCCTTATCAGCTATGTATAAGAAAATAATTGAACTAGAACATCTAAAACCGGAGACAGATGAGTATTTAGGGTGGGGGGATCCTGTTGAGCCCAAGACACATGAGTTTAGCAGGTCTTATCTTAAGGAGGTTTGCGAGCACGGGAAGGCAGTTTTGAAGAGAATATATGGTCATAATGTTTTACAACAGATTGATGACCAGATCACAAGAGAGATTTCTTCTCTCACAATTGAGAGACTGGCAACCCTAAAAGCAACCAGCAATTTTGATGAAAATTGGTATGTGTATAAAGACTGCAAGGACAAAAATTATACTAGAGATAAGCTACTAGTAAGAATGTCCCAATTTGCATCAGAAGGGAAAACATTAGCAATTGAAAAATTTGAGGAGTGTATGGATTCAATTGAGTCAAGAGGTGCCATGCATATATGTCTGTTTAAAAAACAACAGCACGGAGGACTTAGAGAGATTTATGTCATGGGAGCGGAAGAGAGAATTGTCCAATCAATTGTGGAATGCATAGCAAAAACAGTGGGTAAGTTCTTCTCCTCAGACACACTGTGTAACCCAAATAATAAGTCTAGAATACCCGAAAGCCATGCATATAGGGCAAGGAAGCATTGCAGATCTTCAGTATGGACATGTGCCACTTCAGATGATGCCAAGAAGTGGAATCAAGGTCACTTTGTAACTAAGTTCGCCATGATGCTATGTGAGTTTACAACGCCAAAATGGTGGCCCATAATTATCAGAGGCTGTTCAATGTTCACTCGCAAATTCATGATGATGAATATGAGGTATCTAGACATTTTAAATGGCCATAGAGAACTCAAGGTAGATGATGAGTTTGTAATGACCTTATTCAATGCTTATCATGGCGAAGTAGAAGTACCCTGGCTAGAAAAGGGCAGAACTTATCTGCAAACAACAACAGGAATGATGCAAGGCATTCTGCATAGCACTTCCTCACTGCTCCACACCCTACACCAAGAATTTATTCGCTCATTGTCATTTAAAGTGTTCAACATGAAAGTGCAACCAGACATGGGTTCCAAGGTAGTCTGTGATGTGATGCAAGGGTCTGATGATAGTTCCATGATCATAAGCTTCCCAGCAAATGAAGGTCCCATATTCATGAAGTGCAAGATGGCAGCTGCTATGTGTTTTAGAATAAAGAAAACACTAGGATTATACTTAGGAATATATCCGTCTGAGAAGTCCACATCCAACACTGATTTTGTAATGGAATACAACTCAGAATTTTTCTTCCACACTAGTCATGTGAGGCCTCTGGTGAGATGGGTTTCGTCTTGCTGTAGTCTGCCAGAAGTGGAGACCTTGGTTGCTAGGCAAGAAGAAGCGTCAAACCTTCTCACCTCTATATCAGAAGGAGGGGGATCCTTCGCCCTGTCTGCCATGATACAACAGTCTCAATGTACAATCCATTATCAGTTAATTGGGATGGGTGTGTCATCCATTTTCTCTCATTACATAAGAGCCCTTTCCAGATGGAAGGATCCTGGATTAGGATTCTTTCTATTAGACAACCCTTATGCTGCTGGGTTGGGAGGCTTCAGATTTAACCTCTTTAAAGCAATAACAATGACCGAGTTGCAGAAGGTTTATGCATACTTCATGAAAAAGGTAAAGGACAATTCTCAAACCGAGGAGGAAGGAGTCTTGGTGCCAGAAACTTGCAGTGTTAGTCCTGGCGGAGCAATTATCATGAGCTCTTCACTGAAATGGGGATCAAGGAAGAAATTCTCTAGACTCAGAGACAGGCTAAACATACCCGAAAACTGGGTGGAAATGATCAATAATAATCCAGAGGTTTTGTATCGAGCTCCAAAAACTGGAGAAGAAATAATCTTGAGGATAGCAGAGAAGGTTCATAGTCCAGGTGTGGTTTCTTCATTGTCCACAGGAAATGCAGTGTGCAAGGTGATGGCAAGTTCAGTGTACTTCTTGTCAGCAGCAATCTTTGAGGATAGTGGCAGACCAGAATTTTCGTACCTTGACAATTCTAAATATAGCCTGTTGCAGAAAATGATGGCTTACGACGGCTTCAATGGCTCTCATGACATAGATCCTGAGGACATATTATTTCTGTTTCCAAATGTGGAAGAGCTGGAACAATTAGATATGATCATATACGACAAAGGCTCTATTGATTTAGTTGAGAGAGTCAGCTCTAGAGAGGCTACCCAGTCAAGGGTTGTGGTGTTTGATGAGAAGAAATGTATGAGGATTAGTCCAGAAAAGTTAGTTTCTGATAAGTGGTTTGGAACTCAGAAAAGTAAGATAGGTAGGACTGCATTTGAGATTGAGTGGGCCAAACTGACTCGTGTAATTAGATGGCTGAAGGACACACCTGAGGGAACAATGGAAAAGTCTCCATTGTCAAACCAGATTCAGATAAGAAACTTCTTTGCACGGTTAGAAGGCAGATCCCGATGCGTCAGAATCACTGGTGCTCCAGTAAAGAAGAGATCTGGTATGAGCAAACTAGCCTTAGTGATAAGAGATAACTTCTGTAAAGCCGGTCATCTAAAAGGAATAGAAGATATAAGCGGGAGTTCTAGATCTGTGTCTGTGGAAGTGTTGAGGCATGTGCTGTTCTCAGTCTTACAGGGGCCATACAGTGATGAGTCTAAATTGGATCTGAGCATAAAGTCTTTATCAGTGTCCAGTGAGATTGAATTGAGAGAGAATGACGGGAAATCAAAGGCTAATATACTTAGTATATTGCAAAGCTACATATGGGCTGACAGAGGAGTCATACAAAAAATAGAAAAGGCAGGAGCAGGAACAGTAGGAGGATTCATTAAACCTCAGAAGTCTTTTAAAGAAAATCAGTTGGTTAAGTATTATGGTCACGGGATATGGCGTGGCATGATGGATGGCGTTGACGTGCAAATAGATATTGACAATAGGAAAGACCAAAATCCTCAGATCACAAGTGTGAGAGTGTCTGGAACAAAAAGCCCATGGGTCATCTGCCAGAGTTTAAAACTATGGTGTGAAGACATGGGGGTCAAGAATTCTGCTGATTTCTCTGAGTCTGTGAAACGAAGTCCGAAGTTTTGGCTTTCAAATTTCAGAATGTTTGGGGGGAATCATCCTTTAGGAGCTCCAGTCTACATATTGGATGGAAGAATGGATGACCTTCGCGAAATAAGGGACGAAGATATTCTTATAAAGGTCAGAAGAGGAACATTAAACTTATTTGTGAAGAGCAGAGGTGGAAGTGAGATGCATATACTGTCTTACACCTCTTCTGATACTGACTTAAGTCCTTCAATGGTCAAAGAAGCTGAGCTGTCATCACCTGAACTAATGAGTCTCTTTAGCAGAGAGCCTAGTAGGTCCTGGGTCTGCTGCTCCCCCCTGCCTGTGCAATACACAGAAGTGCTGCTTGATGTGTGTGAGGGAGTGAAAAAAGTAGACAGGATCAATCCCATAAGGCTTGGTGAGATAATAAAGATATGTACAGATTCTTCTCTAAGAACAAAAGTTGGTACTGTGTATTCCATGCAGCAATTCTCAGAGGAGGCTCAGATGATTGACTGCGATGATCTCTTGGACATTATGATAGAAGACATCAGGACAGGAGCATTCAGTGAGGTTGTTAAAAAAATGGAAGATGAAGTGAAAGGGGATAATGAGGATCTAGACTTTGATTATGATGATATTAACCTGTTTGGTCCTGCTCACCATAAGGAGTATGGTGAGCTATCTCTGGTCTCTCACCCTCTGATGGATAAGTTTGTGGATAATGCAATCTCTGTAATGGGGAGGTCGTCACTTAGAAGGCTGCTAGAACTGGGGGTGACAAAGTCAAGATATCTGAAAATCTCAAGGCTAGTGTACAGGGCCATAGGAAGGAACGCAGAAACTATAAAAACTGATGACTTTAGTCTAGAAGATCAGCCCAGCATTAGTGAGGACATGCTAGGATAGAATACCTGAGACACAATTCAGAAATAAAAGCAATATACAGGGTTACCTATGCTATTCATGGACTCATATCCTGTGT